ATCGGAACGCCATTCGGTTCCCTTCAACTTCCGCTACTTTTGAGGATGCTTGTGCATCTGGGGGCGGCGTCAACTCCATTGTGAGGTTGGCTGCCGGCTTCGGATTGAACAATGTCATCAATGAGGGCAAGACGGGGGTGGGGAAGAGTAATGTGCATTTCGAAGTGTCTAAGAGTGTTGAAGAGCGGCGTGAGCCGCAGTGGGATGTGCTTCGGGCGGCCCCACGGCCGTCTGAGGTGTTTCCTGAAGCGGTTCCGCGAGCGGAACGTGTGGGGCGGCCCTCTGTTGAGGTGTCCGCTGACTTGAGGATGGTGGAAACTAAGTATTCATTTTTGCGCAAACGGGCGGTGCGTGAGGCTAATCGGGTTCGCATGACTGTGAAACCGGTGGGACTTGCGGAAAGCTTGAAGGTGCGAGTGATAACGAAGGGACCGGCGTCGGTAGGGTTTGTGTTAAAGGCTTTGCAGAAGTTTATGTGGACCGCGCTTGCGCGGCATCCTGCTTTCAAGTTGATTGGGCGACCAGTTGATGTTTGGACTGTACAGGATCGCTTGGGACGAAACTTGCCATCCGGGCAAGCGTATCTCTCAGGTGACTACTCGGCTGCTACTGACAATTTGGCTCCTTGGGTTTCGGAAACGATCGCGGATGCAATCTCTGATTGTATCGGTTTGTTACCGGATGAACGGGATCTATTTATAAGGGCTTTGACACGACACGTGTTTGTCGCGAAGGACGGCGTTGAGACGCCACAAAAGTGGGGGCAGTTGATGGGATCAGTTGTATCCTTTCCAGTGCTTTGTGTTGCCAATGCGGCTATGTGCCGATGGTCTTTGGAATGTGCGTTTTTTAGGAAATACACTTTGGCGGATACATCTTTGTTGATTAATGGGGACGATTGTCTCTTCCGCACAACACATGAGGGTCTTCGACTCTGGAAGGAAATTACATCATTTGGGGGACTTTCGCCATCTCTTGGCAAATTCTTCTTCTCTCGTATGTTTGCACAGGTGAACTCTACAAATTTTGTTCGCCGGGGTACCGCGCTCGACTCTGTGTCGGAACGTGGTCGCCCTCGAAAGCTTTGGTTTGATTTGGTGAAGTTTGTGAATCTTGGACTTATGTTCGGGCTCAAGCGTTCGTCAGATCATGCTGAAGATATCGCCGATGCCAGTGATGGCTTGGGTGTGAAGTGCAGGGAGATGATCAAATCGGCTCCGATTGAGTTAAGTCATAACTTACTCTTGGGGTTTATTGCTCAC